TAGCGCACGGGCATAGAGCGCAAACCCACAGCGCTATTAGCGCCAGTTACCACAACAATACCGCCGGTAAATTCTTTGCTTTGGACGGTATTGCCTGAATCCCGAGAACGTGGGTCTTTAACTTTATCGCGAAGAGCTGGCGTATCATCAATCAGTGGAGCTAAACGTCCTTTAGACCACCGTTTACCCATTTCAACAGTGGGCTGAACCACCAGCATAGGACCAGGCGCTTGATCAATAATGTAACCAATCCAGTTATTGCCAGCTTCGGTCCCACCAATTTGCGCGCCTTTCATAAAAATCACTTTTTCAACAGGTGATGATGGCGATAAGGCATCCATGATCTCTTTAAGATAAGGCGTGCGTTTGGTGCGCCATCTGCCGGGTTCAGAAGACGCGGTTTGCGATAACATGCGAAACCCATCGGCCCACTCAGAAACTTTAAGCAAGGGATCAGGCCGAAGCCCTGCATTAAAACTGGTTTGATAGGCTTCAATTATCACGGCTGAGTTCCTCTAATGCGGTTCGGATTTCTTGCAGCAGTACCTCGTGAATTTTATGGGCATCATCAATGGAAGCAAGCAATGAGGCTACTCGGTCAGGGATATTCATCAAACTATCACGAACGATTCTGGCCTTGTTAAAAGCAGTCACCTTGACGTCTTCTACTGAAACCAGTTCACCAATTTCTGCTTTGGCACGGGCTTCCAAAAGCTTGCCCCGTTCCATTTCATTTTTGATGCGGGTTTTAAGAAGAAGCGTTGAAAGCTCAGTAACATCAGAAGTACTTTTACGTCGTTCAGGCTGACTTGGATCACGCATAGCGGCCAAAGCAGCGTCTGCTTGTTCAACGTCTACAAGGCCGTCTACCAAATGAATCAATCCACTTTGTACAAGTTGCCCTGCGTATTGCCTTGAGAATCCATGCCGCTTTGCCCACTGCGATTGCTTGATGAGTTCCATAAGCTATCACGTACATAATTCATCAAAGGTCTTTTGCGTGGCTGCATGAATGGCTTTTGCTTTGGTGTGTGCCTGGAATCGTCTTATGATGGTATCGATGTATTTGGGATCAAGCTCAATCATGCGACAACGACGCTTGGTGCGCTCTGCTGCCATGAGCGTTGTACCAGAACCACCAAATGGATCAAGAACGATATCGCCAAGCTTACTGCTGTTCGTAATAGCACGCTCCATGAGCGCCACTGGCTTCATAGTTGGATGCAAATTATTAGCGTTGGGCTTATCGATAAACCAGACATCACCTTGATCACGTGCACCGCACCAATAGCGATCAGCGCCTTCGCGCCAGCCATAAAGAATAGGTTCATATTGCCGTTGATAATCAGCACGCCCCAAAGAAAAATGATTTTTCGCCCAAATGAGGAATGTTGACCAATGACCACCAGCTTGTTTAAAGACTTTTTGTAAAACTGCAAGTTCAGAGGCTGCCATGCACATATAAATAGCGCCCTTGGTGTTCATGATAATGTTAGAGCAAACGTCATAGAGAAAACTTTCAAAGCCTTCGCCAAGATTGTCATTGAGAATTTTATGTCTATTTTCGCGGGATTTGTTGCGCAGTGTATCTTTGATGCTGGCACCATAATTGACGTTATAAGGTGGATCACACACAGTGATATCGGCTTGCTCGCCCTCTAAAACAATGTTGTAGGAGTCAAGTATTGTGCTGTCGCCGCAGTAAAGGCGGTGCTCACCTAAAATCCATAAATCACCAGGCTTACTGATGATGGGGACATTCTCTGCGGGGTCAACTGAATCGGCTTCAGCAGGTTCGTCAAGATCAATATCGGTTGCATCCAAGAGCTTTTGTATTTCATCAAAATCAAACCCGGTTAATTCCAGATCAAAATTCAGCGCCTGCAAATCTTCCAATTCAAGTTTGAGTAGATCGTCATCCCAATCCGCCCAATTAGCAGATTGATTGGCAAGCAATCTAAAGGCTTTGATTTGGGCTGGTGTTAAATCATCGGCTAAAATCACCGGGATTGATTGTAAACCCAGTTTTTTAGCAGCTTTTAGGCGCAAATGGCCATCAACAACGCTGCCATCGCTTTTAGCAATGACGGGGATACGAAAACCAAATTCTTTGATGGAGGCACACATTTTATCAACCACCGCATCATTTTTGCGGGGATTGCGGGCGTATGCGATAAGATTGTCTATGGGAATGTGTTGGATTTGAAGTTCAGTCATAAGCGCACCCGTTCCTTAATATTTGTGTCAAGTGTCAAGGTTTGGAGCAATTCTAACGCTAGTAAAATCCCGGGGCTTTGCCACCCGCATGGCATAGGTATAGGGAAGGACCCGTGCATACCAATGCCAGGACACGCAAAATCTTCAAGTTGTGTTTTTAAGGCTTCAGCGTTATCTAACCCATGACCTTGTTACCCTTTCTCATTTGAATTTCTTTCATATAAACTCTATTCAGCTTTGAGCTTTCATCTGTCCGCATATTTGCAATTTTTTTGCAAAATATTTTTTGGCCGATGAATGCTCCAATTGTCTCTGGTAGTTATATTCAGCAACGCCACATGATCTGTCCGCAAAACTGAAAATATTTTTTTCATTGCAGTGGACCTTTGGTATTGCTGATAGATGTTATATTCAGTGTTCTGCATGAATGTGTCCGACTAAAGAAAAAATATTTCATTTGAGTTCACTCAAGCACGCCGCATATCCTGCAACGTCCACCAGGCTATCGTAGTGTCCAGGATTCTTCTGTAATCGTGCAATCTTTAAATCCAGCATCATCAAGCCGACTTGAACAGGCGTAATGGTTGTGCCTAACAACAAGGACCAGCGTTTAGCAATATGCTCAAAATTCTCTTTGGGCGAGCCATACATTTTTTGTCGTTCTTCAATTGTTGATATGGATTGCTCCAGTAATCGTTTGCCATTCATTGTTTAACCTCCATATTGTCTTGTGCCCATAGCAATAACGCCAGGCTATCGGCTTCATTATCATCAACCGGATTAAATCCTTTGGCCTTGATGGCGGTGATGATTTCATCTTTACTGGCATTACCTTTACCGGTGGCATGACGTTTGATGGTTCCCACACTGACCCCTTGATAAGGAATTTCCTGATCCTCACACCAAGCTGTCAAATGCGCTAAAACCCGCCATAGGTGTGAGCGGCATCAACGCCCAAATGCCTGCGTACTTCTTCAAAATACACCGCCTGAATGTCCGTTTTTTCTTTGAGGGAATCGAGAAAATGGCGAAAGCGTAAGAAACGCATGCCGCCGCCACTAAAGCGCGATGTATGAAAGCTCTCGCTACCGCTGAAGACACGACCCTCATTGAGTAAGGCCCAGCCGGTTTGTGTTCCTAAATCTAAAGCTAAGATGTTTTCCATATCCAACCCTCAATCAAAGTTGTGCGCAAATTTATTTTCTGGTGTTTATGTTCAGCTTTGGTTGGAGTTGTGTTCGCAAAAATATGAAGTTAGAAGGGGGAACTTTTACGCGCGCGAAATACCTTTTATAAATATGGGGTCAAGTGCCCGTCAGGGTCACTTACCCTATATATTTATATATAGGGAGTTTCTCCCGAATCTAGAAATCTTCTGTAACCCTAGTAAAATCAGGGGTTTGCGCTAGATTTCCTAGATTGACGCCTAGATTTCTTGTAAATCTAGAAACACCCCTTAAATCCTTGATTTACCTGGATTTCTAGATTTCTGCAGATTCTAGATTTACAAAATCTGGGTCTAGATTTACAAAAATCACCCCTCATTTAGAACTCATATTGCCAATGCCATAGGGCCAACACTCTTCAAAACATCTTTCATTCAAAGTTCATAGCGCCAGCGCCATGTGACAAATGAGCTTAAAAATTATTTTTATCGAAAGCTCATAGCACCAATCCCACATGGTGAATGTTCTAAAAATTGCCCCTTCATATGATCCCATTCCAACATCTCATCCGGGTGGTCTTATTTAATTTTCCAGAAGTCTGATTCTTTGTTTTTGAGTGGGCTTATTTTCAAGCCTTTACATTGCCCGTGGTCTTATTTGATTTAGGCGCGTCCGGTCAGAAAAACCGGCAAAAATCGCATCCTTGAAGCATGGACCAATCAAGGAGGCTTCATATGAGATCACGTAATAACTACTCAGGTTTAGAGCCTGAGATCGTAAAACAACTTAAGTACCACGCCTGGCGTTTAAAGCAAATGAAATGCTTTGAATCCCAGGAAATTGAAGACATTGAACAAGACTTACTGCTTGAGATTTGGCCGGCTTTATCCAAGTTTGACCGCTCAAAAAGTAGCCTTGCAACTTTCGTCGATAAACTTCTTTCGCACCGCAGCAACAATTTGATTCACAAACATATGTGCATCAAACGGGGCGGTAAAACCCAAACGCTGTCTTTAGACAAAGAAGATGAGAACGGCCAAACCCTTATGGATTATTTGGCTGATGATCATTGCTTTGAAGATGAGATCAGCATTCGCATTGATGTGAGTAAGGCGATTGGTCAATTGCCGGAAAGCTTTCAAGCGCTTTGTGAGCAGCTAAAAATCTTCACCATCACCGAAGTATCGCACATGAGCGGTCGTTCAAGAGCCGCCATTTACCGCGACTTAGAGCTCATGCGGCCCATGTTCTTTCCCACGTCTGTTTACATCAGAAGGTGCGAACAATTTTTTCCCCAATGCGGAATATAACAACCATACCAAGGAGAACTGTATGCAAAATTTAATACCCCTATCATTTCTGGATGAAGCCAAATCGACGGAAATCAGCCAACTTTCTTCCGAAGATTTACGTTCGCTGATGGAAAGGCTGAACGAGATGGCCGAGTGCCTTAAAAAGCGCAAAACCCTTTTAGAAGATGGCCTTAATCTTAAATTCAGCCAAGCAGCGCAGGACAAATTAAAGCTAGACGGCAGGGATACCGGGACCATTCGCTTTGATGACGGTTCCTACATCATTGTTGCTGAAATGCCTAAAAAAGTGGTTTGGGATCAAGAAAAACTCGAAACCATTATTGACAAAATCCCAGCCGGTGAACGCAAACATTACGTCAAAGCCACCTATGCCATTGATGAGCGCAAATACCTGGGCTGGTCGGATGACCTTCGCAAATTCTTTGATGAGGCGCGCAGCGTCCATTTAGGCAAACCCAAATTTCAAATTATCGATGGAGGTCACGACCAATGAGCATGAAAATTATCAGCGCCGATCAGCGCTTAAAACAACAAACCGGCGTCAAAATGGTGATCTTTGGTGGCTTTGGTATCGGCAAAACTCGCCTTCTTACAACGCTTGATGAACCAACCCTATGTATTGATTTAGAAGCGGGGTTACTTGCAGTTCAAGACTGGCAGGGTGACGCCATTAGCATCCGCACCTGGAATGAAGCGCGCGACATTGCTTGCCTTATTGGTGGTCCTAATCCGGCGCTCAGGCCCGATCAACCCTATAGCCAAAAGCATTATGAATATGTTTGCGCTCATTATGGTGATCCGACTGCGATGGAAAAGTACAAATGCATTTTCATCGATAGCATCACGGTTGCTTCACGTCTTTGCCTGACCTGGGCTAAATCTCAGCCTGAAAGCTTTTCCGATAAAACAGGCAAGTCAGACACCAGAGCTGCTTATGGGTTACTGGCTTCTGAGATGATGGCTTGGCTCAACCAATTCCAGCATATCCCGCAAAAAGATGTGATTTTGGTGGGTATTCTAGAGCAGCGTTTGGATGACTTTAATCGTCCCCTTTGGGTACCTCAATGTGAGGGCAGTAAAACAGCCAATGAAATACCCGGTGTGCTTGATGAAGTCATCAGCATGGTGGCCATGAAGACGGAAGATGCGCCCGATAAAAGAGCCTTTGTGTGTCAGACGCTCAATCCTTGGGGATATCCAGCCAAAGATCGCAGTGGCAGGCTTGAGATGGTGGAAGAAGCCCATCTTGGCAAATTACTCAAAAAAATTAAGACCTCTCCAGCAAAGAACC